TCAGACATGTGCCAGGCGATTCCGATTAGCACTAACTTGTTAGATCCAGTTGCCTTTGAATGGTTCATAACCATTGCGACATCCCTAGCTGACATATTTGACCTCCGTGATTTGTGGTGTAAGTATTCTATCGGGACAGGTGGTTGTCCCTTTACGCTTAGGCGTTAGTCCCCGATTGGTTGAGCCTCTCTCACTGGTCGGGGACATTTTACTTCTTTAGACCAGTTGCCAAGTCTGCAATCTGTTGCAGAACATCAGGTGAGATTCCCCTAGTAGCCTTAGCACGCTTGTAAATGCCTCGTAGAGCCTCGATGTCCCCTTTTTCATACTCTAGGTGAGCCGAAGCCATAAAGTCCTCTAGCGGGCTCACAGGGCTTTTTTGAGCATGTGCTGGTAATTCGTTACGAGTTGCAATTCTCTTAGTCGAAGTTCCCATAACCGCGGTCACGGCTCTGCCCCAAGCTGAGGTCTCTGCATTCATACACTCGGAATCTCTTTTGAATGATGAAGTGCCTGGCACAGGTTCCCAAGCAGTTCCATGACCAGGTGTTAGATCATCTGGAGTGCGGTAAGCAGCTGCGGTGTAAACCACCCATGACTTACCTGCGAACTCGATGAACTCGATTCTTACTTGCTGGAGTGAACCCTCTGGATACTTCTCTTTAAATAGTTTTAGCCTCTCAGCTACATCGACGTAATCGTCCACGTTGAATGCCATGTTTAGCCTCTCTTAAACACAATAAATGGACCGCCAGAACCTCTGCTCTGGAGGGTTACTACCTTCTCACCTTCGAATGTTCCAACACGGATTCCATCCATCATGGCAAGCACTTTAGATTTCAACAGCGTTAGTCTTTCATCTGCTGAATCAAACTCCTCTTTCGCTCTCATTAGAGCAGGGTAGAGTTCCCCTAGTTCAATGTCGCCGTCATAGATTCCCTCTGAGAGAGTTCTAACAGTTTCATAAGTTGATTTGGAGCCGTCCCATTCAGGTTCAGTTCTCGACTCGACACAGTTCAGGAACTCAATAGCCTTAGCCTCAAGTTCAGCTGCATAGTCAGCATCATAAACAACTTCATGCTCCACCCAGTCACCGTTAGCAACAGCAACCAGAACACCACGCTTGAGACCTAGGACATGCAGATACCACATGACCTGATCTATATAGTGAGGTGGTAGTTCATTCATCGGGTTGCGAGAGAACTTGATTTCCAGAATGCCTAGTGAGCCGTCAGTCCATTCGATGATTGCATCAGGGTTAGCTTTGAACATAGGATTCTTGACTGACTGCCAAGTGCCAGTGTTATGAGCAGTAAGCCAGTCTTTATTGTCCTCAACAAAAATGTCTTGAATAGGTTTCTCAAACGCTGTGCCTAATCGCATAGCCATAGATGGACCGGTGGATTCTCGAGGCAATTCGCCCAGGTATTCGTAGTAAGCGCTGTAGGCAGAACGCCAAGGGTTGTGACCCATAAGTGAGCCGACAAGTGAACCTGCTACGCCCTTACGAGCGTTATGCCATTCAAGAGAATCATGTTCAAAATAGCCGAGGAGTTTGGCAGAGCCAAGTGCCTCTATCTGGTGGTCGATAGTCATAGAACTACTCTATGGCATTATTCAGACTTATTGCTACTGCCCAGCGTGTCTTTAGGGTTGATAATTCTGATTAGAACTGGTATTGCTGAGATCCAAACAGTGTTAGCAACGATAGCCCAGTCAGCCTCGGTGAATAAAAACGGTAACTTTCCGATAGCGAAAATAGCGGTTAGAGATGTTGCCAGGAGAGAGCGGAGATAACTTGCGATAATCGGGTTCATTTATTTTCCTATCTTAGGTAGATACTTTAGAGGGTCCTCTACTGGCATGGTTGCCAGATGTTCTGATGGTCCACACATGAGGTGCAGATGCGGTCCAGAGCTCGTCCCAGAGTTACCGCTGTGAGCAATGACCTCACCTTGACGGACTTTCTTTCCCACTTTGACCTCAGCTTTGTCCAGGTGACAGTAAGCGAAAACTCTAAGCCGTCTATCATCCTCACCACCAACCCAGCAACGGAGCTCGACAACATGACCCAAAACTTTGGTCTCATAAACCTTGACGATGGTTCCAGTGCCAACAGCCTTTAGAGGTGTTCCAACTGGCACAGCATAATCAACACCACGGTGAGGACCAAGTCCCATCGCTTTACGTTGCTCAGAATGAGTTCCAAACAAGTCAGTGATCTTGGATGGACTAACTGGATGGAGCAGTGTTGTCATTTATAGAGATTCTAATTCAGCGGTGTGCACTTCAATAGCAGACTGAATCACTGCGATGTTAGCGGTCGCCTGATCTATAACTTCCTGATTACCTAAAGCCTGAGCAGACTTTAGGTTTAGTTCATTCTGATAGCCCTCAAGGTTAAGTGCCTGGATGCGGTCAGCTAGTAGTTGCTCTTTTACTTCATTAGATACGTTGAATGACATGGTTTCCTTATGCGTTCGCTATTGTGGTTACGGTTCCTGATGAACCTCTATATTTTAGTGCTCCAGATTCAACATACAAGATACCGCCACCAGTCGGGTTAGATGTTGGAACAGTAGTTGCGTTAGCAATACCAAGAACACCTGCACCACCACCGATTGAAGTAGTTGCTGAAAATAATTGTAAGTTTCTATTTGATGAAGTTGTTATAGCAGACAGCCCATCACTTGATCCTTGAAGTGCAACTGCTCTGACTGCACCTGTAGATGAAATACTTGCTAACGCTGTTCCACCGCTGTTTTGCCATTCTTGCAAGTTACCAGTTTGAGATGCAGCACCACGCACCACAGCACCAATTTGAGTTGCAGAAGCAGCTTGAACATTCAAGGCGGCAGAGAACTCCGTAGCGGTTCTGACTCTTAGATTGCCCGTGTTTCCAAAACCACTCACGCTAGTTGAAGCAGAGTTTTGAATGTCCAGAATGTTTGCACTTTGACTTGAAGCACCTTTCAGAGTCAATGGAACTGTTGCAGCAGCGTCGTTAGCAATTGTGTGTCCACCAACAGTGAAAGCGTTAGCGGTAGCAAGTTTGGCTGTGCCTGATAGAGCTGTGACTAATCCAGTAATTTGTGACTGTGCCAGGGTAAGTTCAGCTTGATTTATAGCGACAGTTTGTGTGCCTGAGTCATAAGTAATAGGAGCAGTGGCTGTGACTAGACCTGTTGGACCTGTGGCTCCTGTTGCACCTGTTGCACCAGTAGATCCTGTTGCCCCTATTTCACCTGCACTAGCGAACACCCAGCCATCATGTGAACCAGAGCCGTTAAACTTATCGACAGTGATAATAATTGTCGTGCCAGTAGCGACGTTACAAGGTCCCTCGACGAAAGTTGCTGGAGTTGAATTGTGGACGGCACGAATACGCATACCAGCTATAAACGCCCCGACACTAGCGACAGTAAAAGTTTTTAGACCAGCACCAATACTGATGTTTGTCGCAGATGTTACGCCAGTGTATCCAACGCCATTAGTTCCATTAGTGCCATTCGTGCCATTAGTTCCGTTAGTGCCGTTAGTGCCAGCGGGACCAGTCGGACCCTGAGACCCTTGAGGACCCTGAGGACCTGTGTTACCGATAGGACCCTGCTCACCTCTAGCGAAATAAACTCTGGCATAAATAGAATCTGGAACTACAACTTTTACGATCATTTGACTATTTCTGGAGTCACTTCGACCTGCCCTCTAGCAAGTGTCAGCACCTTTCCGGTTGATGTTTGAGTAAGTTCTAAAGCCCAGACGTAATCAGTCTTAACTAGGGTTGCAGTCTGAGCAGGTGTTAGCGAGAATCGCACAGAGTTATCTGAGGTGTTCACGGTAGGGACGATGTCAATGATTGCAGCTGTAGTCGGGTTCTCTCGAACCTGCAACTTAGCAGTCCAACCTGTTAGCGAAAATGCGACACCATCATCGTCAGTAGGGTAAAACGAACAGTCACCAGCCACGCTAGGGAATGTTGAACCTGCCAGGATAACTAGGTCGAATTGACCGTCAGTTACAGTGTAAGTTTCACTCAACTTCTGATTCCTCTGCTGGAGTTTCCTCAACCACAGTTTCCTCGACTACAGTCTCCTCAACTACAACTTCACCTGGAGCAGGGAACGCTTTCCAGTCGGTAGTTACTTTAGAGATGATTGGTGTCTTTGCCATTAGTTATCCTTTTTTAGTTTGTCGAACTCTGCCTTTAGTTTAACATGTTCCTTATTTAGTGCCAGGTATTTGTCTCGCCAATGATCTAGTTCAGTTTTTAGTTGCTCAATTTCGTTTCTAAGTTTATCTATCTGAGTGAACATTTCAGCTCTTAGACGCTCCTCCACACCGATGGATTGTGTCCTCCTAGTGGATAGATACTTTAGGAAACTTGAGATGCCTGTGCCACCTAGGACACCTGAGAGGATTAGCAACCAGTTGCGATCATCCATTAGATACCCCTCCATAGTCCTAGATTTACTTCCCAATGTTCACTGGTAATAGTATGCCCGATACGACTGATTAGGTAGATTTCCTGAAGCGTGGTTCCACCCGCTGAGAACTCAACCTGCATCGGATAGCAGATGTCTTTATCAACTATTGTGCTGAGAGTGCCGTCACGGCGAACCGCTGGAACAGATACTGACTTCACTGAGCGAGGGTTAGCAGCTGCTGAAACCTGTGATGCCCATGCACCGAGAGTTCCTAAACCTGAGGTGTTCCAAAAATTGACTTCGAAGTCCTGAGCCTGACGGCCATAATTAATTACAGAAGTCGAATTAGTAGATGTGGCAGTCGCTAGTGACCCAGTTTCAGTTACCTTGACCACGTTAGTGATGTCATCTGAGTTGTATGAATAGTCAATAGCGTCCATGCAATAGTGATTTGCACTTGAGCTGTGCACGTTAGAGATTGTAGGGTTGCTACTGCTCCAGGTAGTTCCCTGAGCGGTGTTGATGTCTACCCTAGTTTTCCAAGTGCAACCTGCCGAGGTGTTAGCCCAGAACCAACCAAGTTCGGCATCGAGCAACATGTTTAGAATGTCCCCCGAAATAACCTCCACCTCGAAATAGTCATTGGCAGCTGTAGAACTGCCACCACTTCCAACCTGATTCCAAGCCACTCTAGTGTCTACTGCTCTTACAGCGTTCTCTAGGTTATCCATAACAGTTCTAAATGACTTAGCCGTAGCAGTTCCCGTAATGCTGAATGATGACAGTCTGGTGTTTAGAGCAATACGAGTCTGGTCATAAGCGGTGATGGTTATTTCAAGTTTCTTAGCAGTCGCAACATAAGCCATCGAAACATTCTGGATGTAACCGTAAAACAGCGTGTAACCGTCAGCAATAATTTTGAATGGCATATTCGATTTGTATTGAGGTGTGCCAACTAGATCAGCGAGGCTTTTTTTCATCAGTTTGACAGTTGCAGTGCCAACACTAGGACGAGCGAACACGCCCTCCTCAATGTCTATACCTCGGTCAATGTCTACCTCAAAAGAATCGCAACGAAGTTCAGTCCAAGAATCCTCGGCGTATTCGTATTGGATACTGATGTCAGTCTTTATATCGAACGGCATTAGCTAACCAGATACTTTCGACCTGTTTTCTTTTCAAGAGTTTGAATCTCACGGATGATGTCCGAGGCACTAATTACAGCTTTGTTTATGTTAATTTCATAAGTCGCATTACCTGCTATAGATGACTGCACTTGAGCCTGAGCACCAACACCATAGATCTGACCCCTAAGTCCGAGAATCTCAGACAACTTACCTGGAGACTGCAAGAGGGTTCTAGCAACAATGTTTCCCTGAGCAGGACCCATGGCAATAATTTCGTTGATGAACGATTCATCTGCACCCTTTCCACGTAACTTGCTTAGGTTCTCAGCGAACCCCTTAGCAGCTGTAGCAACACGCTTTAGTTTCCCAATTAGGAAGTCAGGGTTAAAGATAGAGTTCTCATCCTCACCTCTAGTGCCAAACGCTAAACCAATAGCATCACGGAACTTCTCAGCTGTGGACTTAACCCTGCCAATCTCTTTGTCCAAAGCCTCACGGACCTTTTCAGCGACCTCTCGAACCTCTTTAGAGAGACCCTTCCAAACCATTTTCTTGTTCACAAAGATAGCGTTCAAACCAAAGTCAATGGTTACTTCCTTGCCCTTAAACCTGGCGAGAACATTTTTCATCTCTGTAGTGATACGAGGATCAGACAAAGTCCGCTTCAATGCTGAATCCCACATCCCAGTAACTGGATCTCTAAAGCCTCTGTTAAGGTTCAAGAATGTCAGTTGGTTTGAGTTAGTCGCATTATCTTGAGCGTCAGCATATTCATTAGCACTCTCACTTGCCGCTAACCACATAGCACCAAGAGTTGCGACAGCAACCACAAGAGCACCAATACCGGTCGAGATGATTGCAGTCCTCAAAGCGACTGTCTCAATCTTTGCCAGTTTAGTTGCCAGTTCATAGGCTTTGACAGCAAATGTAACAGCAAACCAACCAACCTTTAGAGCGACCAAACCAGCAACAATAGCAATAATTACGTTGGCATTCTGAATTAGGAAACTTGTAGCGTTAGTAATCAGTTTACCGATGACACCAAAAATGTTAGCGATGCTCTGCAAGTTTGACTGACCCTCATCACTGGATAAATACTCTGAGAACTCTTGTATTGCTGGCAACAAAGTCATACCAATGGTTTCCTGAAGTTCTCCAAAGATAATGCTGATTTTCTTGTAAGGATCATTGTTAGCTGCAGTTTCAGCTGCACCCTCAAAAGTCTTATTTAGTCGCTCCATGTAGTTGCCAGTCACGTCAATACCTGGAATAAGTTTCTTTAGTGAGGTGGTGTTACCTGTATAGGCTTTAGACAAAGCACCGACAACAGTGCCTAAGTCTTTACCTGTTCCAGCCGAAACATCCAAAGCCGTGTCAAGTAAAGCCTGACCACCAGCAAGAGAACCTGTCGCTCTGACAGCCTGAGCTAACGCTGGACGAAGTTCATCGTCGAGCACCGCAGCTGAGAGCTGTGTTTTACGGATGTAACTTTCAGCAGACTTGATAGCAACATCACTTGCACCAGTAGTGTTTTTCAGAGCGTTAGACAAAAGTGCCTGGCTCTTGATGTCCTCAGATGCAGCTTTAGCAGATTCTTTCAGAACCCTAGTCAGAGCTGCGAAACCAACCGCTAAACCAGCTGCACCAAGTGCTCTATTCAAGCCACGTCCAACATTGTCGGCAGTTCTCTGAAACTTCTTTAGATCAGCAGATACCGCAGCTGTAGTCTTAGAGAGTTTATTGTTACCAATAAAATTGACGACTAGGTTCTGAGCCATTACTGTTTCGCTTTCAATGCTTCAGTGATTGCCCTAAACTCACGGAGAGTAACCGCTCTAGTGTCACTGAGGGACATCCCTGCATAGACAATCATAAACGCTACTCTTTCCGCCTGTTGGTCGGCAATTACTCTTTTGGGTCGGATTCACCTGTGAACAGTTTGTTAGCCTCTGATAGTGGAATACTGCCAGCCTGTTCCAAAGTGAATGATGGATCTTGTCGTTTCTGCATGATGTAGATAATGGCTTTAAGAGCTTTGCCCTTAGCCTGTCCTGCATCAAGTAACTGGTCGATAGATGAACCGGTAATCAGTTCAATCTGCTCAACCTCATCGAGGGTTAGTGATTCGAAGTCGAATGTCTGGGTGGTCATTATTTTGCTCCTGGTAGTTTGTCAATGGTTTCTCGCATGAGTTTCTCATAGTTTTTGAGGATCTCATCTTGAGTATAACCTAGAGCCTCGCTAAAAAACGGTTGCGGTTTGATGCCACGGTAAGTGCCAGGTCTAAGAGTTCCTCTGTGACTGCTGGATACAACTTTCCAACCCCAGTGAATAGGGTTAGCATACGGAGCCATCTTTCCACCAGCCTGAACACTCGCACCATACTGAGTCCTACGAGGACGAACAGTGGATGCTAGAGTTCCAGTCTTTACGGGTATGAGAGGTCTCGCAGCTGCAATCAGAATCATAGAGGCTTGATAGCCTGGCTCAGTTAGAACTTGACGGCTTGCACCGAGTTCCTTCATTGCCTTGATTGTAACTCCGAGACCCTCAACAGATAGCCCCGCACCTTTTCCAAGGTTGGTCATTCTAGAGACTAAGCAGTGGTCTTTAGAGTAACACCGTAGTAAACCGGTGGAGTTGCAGATGGAGTGTGAACAGCGTTCTTTACAGTTAGCATCACAGAGAACTTCACAATGTCACCGCTGTTTAGGCTTAGAGGAGGCAGTTCATCAAAGATGACAGTTCCGGTGTAGTGAGGCTGAGATGCTGAAGCAGTAGCGTTACCATTAGGTGCAATGGTGAATGCAACTTCAGTTCCGAAGTTAGCCCATAGGATTCTGTAAAGTGAAGCTGCATCGCCTGAGGTTACACCGTCAAGTTGTAGTTTCCACTCACCACCTGTTCGAACCTCACAAAAAGTTCGCACATCACCTGGTGCATCATTGAGTGTAAGTTCTACTAGGTTGGCATCGCAGTTGTATTCCGCTGAAGCGATTTTGAATGAGATGTTTGTTGCTTTGATTCTGGTTGATGAAGGCATCAGTTTTCCTTTGTTAGAGTGTTAGAGATAAGTCAAGGTTTAGATCACTGGCAAGATACTCAGCGTTATTAGCTGCCAAACGATATGGCGGGTTCACTTGGTTGAGCACAACGTAACCTAATGGAGTGAGAGCCGAAACAGTTTGAGCAATCAAAGCATCAAGAGCCTCAGTTGCCTCCTCATTAGTTGCAGTCATAGCAACCATAGTCAAGGTCAAACCAAGTCGGTATTCTCGACCTACAGTTTCAGCAACCAGATACGGTGAGCCAGGAGACATAATCACAATAGGTGGAACTATACGCTCTGGAACATAGTCCAAAACCTCTATCCCTGCATTCTGCAAGTCAAGAGCAAGTTCCGCTTTAGATGCGGTTATTTCGTTGGTCACAGTCCGGGTCCTGTAAACGGTAGAAGCATCTCTCTAGCTGCATTCATCGGGTCTTTCGCAATGCGAACAGTAGTCCCAAGGTCAGCGAACTGAGCGACACCATTTGGAGCAGAGCGACGGTGGAACAGTTCAGACGCACATGACAGAATCGCTGAATCCAGAACATCACCTGGCACACGGGATGAACCCACGAACTTGGCGACCATCTGATTAGCAGATGCTAAACATGAGTCCACGAATGTTGAGACCTCTTTAGTCCCTACATACGATCTAAACTGCTCCACCGTTACTGCCATGAGTTATTAGGCTCCAGTGTTCAACTTGACGATTGCACCCTCAAACGGAACAGCGAAAGCTGCATAACCGTAAACAGAGTAGAAGTCGCTCAAAGTTGTTACATCTGCAGTTGATAGACGAACAGGTGCACCAGCTGACTCGTAAGTAGTCAATGCTAGAGAGTTAGCCATGTAAGCAGTCTTAGCATCTAGAGCAGGGTCCACGATAATTGGCAAGCCGAATACTGAACCACGAAGTCCAGCAATGTCTGCTCCACCAATGTTGTTGAAACCAGCACCATCCTGTAGAACTACTGGACGACCAGCAGTGTCCACGATACCAACTAGACGCTTGTAAGCAGTAACACCAGCAACAATGAACTCAGGTGATAGACCTGTGTTTGTGTAGATGTAAGCAGAACCGTCAGCGATACCACCAGCAACAGCAGCTGCAGTTAGAGCCGAGATGTCGTAGGTCTTACCAGTCCAAGTTAGAGCTGCAAGAACAGCAACGAACTCAGTGTTCATTTTCTTGGCGTAAGCCAATGACATTGCCTGGAATGCTACATCTAGGTAGTTCACAGTTGAACGCTCAACAGCTTGCTTTGACAGTTTGACGTAACCACCGTAAGTGTTGACTGAAACTGAAACAGTGCTTAGAGCAATGTCGCCAGTAGATAGAGCTGCGTTTTCTGCAGACTGCTTGCCGACAGCAATGGTGTTGGTGTTGATCTTTGCGTATTCGACGCTTAGACCGGTTGCAGGTAGAGCACTAGTGCTGAATGCAGCAAGAGTTGGACGACCTGAGTTGATTAGGCTATTTACAAAGCCTACGAATGCAGGACGTAGAGCAACGTCTGCTGATGTAGCTGCACGGAACAGTTCAACAGCATCGCTGTCGCCTGATACTAGTGCCTTTGCGTATTCACCCTGAGAGCGGAACTTGCCCTCGGTTGAAACGCTGATTGCTGGAGTCTTTACCAATTCAAGTTCTCTGCGGATTTCAGCCACTTCGTCTTGAACAGCACGGACGTCCAATTCCATGTTTTCAGACATGTTGGTTTCCTTTGTTCGGATTGAATCCGCTACCACCTCGGCAACGGTTGCTTCCTCACGAACCTCGGCGACATTAGCACCTTGGAATGCGGGAAAACTAACTAGTGAAACCTCTTTGAGATCCACTAAAGTTCTGGTCACTAGAGAGCCATCTCTAGTCTGTTCTAGTGGCATAAAGCCAACTGAGAACTTGTTTATGACACCATCCTTGAGGAGAGTGTAAGCCTCTTGCCCTCTAGGAGTGTCGCTAATCATGGCACGGATTTCAAACCCTGCCTCAGTGTCTCTACCCTCAAGAATCTTGCCGATAGGTTCTGAGTGTTGCCAAAATAGTTTGACATCCTCAACTGAACGGATTGCACCTGGAGCGAACTTTTCTTGGTAACTGCCAATGTCAGCGACCTGACCATAAGGCACAGCGATACCAACTACTTCTCTAGTGTCAGCCTCAAGTCTTACCTCGAAACTTCTAATTTCTAATTCGGTCATGCTAGACCCTCTTTCCTTCTAACTTCATCAGTTGTCATGAACCCTGCTCGAATGGCAGTCTCATACATGTTGAAACGGTTAGCCATGTCTGCTTTGAACAGACCCTCAAAATTGAACTCAGCTCTAGTGCCTCTTGGCAGACACTCACTTAGAGCGTCACCGATTGCATCGGTGTAAGCCATGATGGTGTGACGGTAGAACACTTGGTTCTCGTCTTGCAGGTTAGTGTAAGTGTCACTAGATCCATCAACACCAGTTAGCAATAGTCTCGCTGGAACACCGAATAGTCTGGCAATAGCCTGGACCTGCTGAATCTGCACGTCAGTGAACATTGCATCTCTAGGGTTTAGTTGGACAGTCTGCCACTCAAAGCCCTGACCTAAAACCGCGACTTTACGCTCAGACTGCTTGGCATGCCATCTCTCAGTAATCTCGTTAGCGTCCTCGCTGGAAATAGGCTTATCGCTCTTGAGGATTCCTGTTGGAATACCGGCTTGACCAAACCAGTTAGCTGCATAGTTTCTTAGGTCGAGAGCTGCAGAGATGTCTTTGTTGCAAGCGTCAATAGGACCAAGTGAACGGAGATACCCTGCTCTAGGGAATAACTTGAGGTGCTGGATGTCAGTTGTAGTTGTCTTAACCACTTGCTGATTAGTGACCTGATAGTCGTAATAAACTTTGCCATCTGGCTCTGAGCGAATAGTCACAGCGTTCGATGGAATCAACGTCAAGTTGTTTACTGCACCATTAGAGCCGTAAGATTTCAACCAGAATGCATTACCATCAAGTGCCAGAGAGACCACAGTCTCAAACAAAAAGTTACGACGAGTGTCAATGTAGTTAGGTTTGTTTACCAGAACTGGATTCTCGATTGGAACTTCAATACCGGTCGCATAGCGAAAAGTATTCAAAGGCATCTTAGAGATTGGTGTAGCGATGATCTGTATAGACCTATAAACCGCTGTAAGAGTTAGAGCTTGATTCTCGCCAACAGCGTAGTCAGAACGGGTAGGCCAAACTGGAGTAGTCGCACGCTGTTCACGGTCTCTACCCAAAAGCCTGTCAAATATGCTTGCCATTGGTCGAAACCTATACCACGCCTAAGACAAAGTCAAAAAACTTGCAATTCAAAATTCTGGTGTGTCGCACTAACATAAAGTGCCATAACCGTTGCCATCAAAGCGTCAATGTCTCCAAGAGAATCACGCCTCGAAATGAACCAAGTTTCACCAGCATATTTAGCAATACCTTTAGGTGACTGCAATTGAAGTAATGGATCATTACGGTGTTTGACACTGCCAGCCGTGAACATCGCATAAACCGTCGAGCAAGCTGAACTAATCTCTTTCGTCCACAACTGCCAGACCGGTAACCCATCCATCTTTAGACGTTTCGCCAAGTTAGGCATCTGTCTGTCATCTATCGCAATACCCTGAATGTTTCCCCTGGCATACAAGTCTCGGAGTGTCAGATAAAGTTGCTGTTCAGTAGCACCAGCGAACCCCTGCACCAACTCAGTTTCATAACTGCCATCATCACACTTTCGAGCAGCTGCAATGGTCGCATATTCCCAATTCTTAGTTCTATCAACTGCCAGAATTACATTCTCTTGGACGGTGATACCATCTCCAGCACTTCGAGCGAAAACATCAGATGGCAACCATGACTGAGCTGTGCCCTGAATGAACTGGTTTAGTCGATAGCGTCTAGCCTCATGTTCAGGGATGGAGCGAATGTCTGAGAGCACAGTATTGAGATCTAAACGCTTGGCGTCAATAGATGGATTGGCTCTCTTGAGAGCAGTAGGGTCATCAACTTGAGAACCCTCTGGTGCTTGCCAACAAAAGAATCCGAAACGCTCTAAGTCCTCGTCACCCTGAGCAGCTGCAGTTCCAAGTTTGTAAAGGTCTAATAGCGTCTCACTTGACTGGTCTCCAGCAGTAGTAATACCAATGACCATGCCGTCTTTCTTTTGAGCGGTTCCCAGAACAGCTGCAGACCACATTCCCTTTTTGGCGAGGTGCAATTCATCGAACAAACAAAGAGACATCGGGATTCCCTGAAGTGCAGATTCTTTAGCAGCTTTGACATCGTAACGGCCAGAACCATCCAGCGTAGTGATACCTCGTTGCTCAGTTGCCTTTTTGAAACGCTTTTTCAGATACTCATTATTTTGGATGGTGAACAGCACTCGGCTATAAATAATTCTCGCTTGGTCAGTTGATGATGCCAAAGAGATCACATTTGCACCCTGCTGATGGAGCAACAGTCCATAGACACCGAGAATCGCACCTAACAAAGATTTACCATTCTGCCGACCCATGCTGACTACCACCTGACGGTAACGGAGTTGTCCAGGATACTTAGGATGATTCGGTGGATAACGCTCCAGCACATGCCTCAGCAACCACTTCTGCCATTCATCCAGTTCCAGACCATCCGGTTGCTCAGGTGACTTCCACGCCAACTTGACTAACTCAATGAGCTTGTCACCGTCAGTAAAAAATTGACCTCGAGACTTGGCTAACGGCTTAGTCCAGATTGCTGGCAGTCGGACACCATTAACTAAGTCTCGGCTCATCGTTTGAGTAAAGCATCTAATGGATCAGCGGAATCCGTGTCACCAATAGAACGCTTCAATTCCAGATAAGTTTTACGAAGTTCTGCAGCTGTGCTCGTATTCGCTTTAGCATCAAAGTCCTCAGCAAGTGACAGACAGATTCGAGCAAGAATCTCCTGGTCTAACGTCAGCTTGATTTCAAGCAACCATCGTTCTAATGCAACCTTTACCATCTCAGTTCCTCTCCACTGGATAATCTAGCCATTCCATCTTAATCCGAGAACTTGCGTGGGATGAAACGGCGACCATAGAAAAAACCCTACCACCACAAGGGAGATGATAGGGCTTATTCTGATGGCTCAATTTTCAGGACTATTGCCATCTCTCACTCAGGAAGGACACCCTGACTAAGTTTGTGTCTCTCTTGTAACCGTTACATCTACGGCACATGGATTGGAGGTTGCTTATGTCATGGTTAGGTGGATCACTTGCAATCATGTGGTCTATGGTCCAGTCGCTACCCTCTAGGTCTTTACCACAGCGTGCACAGATAGGTTCGAGGATGGTCTTAGC